AAACCATTAGAATATGATGAGAATATGATGGGTATGAAAGGTTTGAAATTTATGGATGCAATCAAAATGTCTACAAGCATTGGATTCCCATTAACCGGCCCCAAACGTGATTATATTACTGAATGGGTTGATGAAAATGGAGATCTGAAGCGTGAATTTTTAGACGTGATTAATGCAGAAATTGATAGGTGCGAAAATTGCTACAAACGTGGCGAACGCGCATTCCCGATAGCAAAAGCATGTAAAAAAGATGAAATTTTGGCAAAACCTAAATGTCGTATCTTTTATAGTAATCCTATTTCCATGACGTTTTTAGTACGCAAATACTACTTACCAATTCTGCGGATAGTGCAGATGAATCCATTAGTGTCCGAATGTTCCGTTGGCATCAATTGCCACGGTCCAGAATGGCAGCAATTCCATGACCATGTCATGAAATTTGGAGATGGTAGTATTATAGGTGGTGATTATGGTAACTACGATCAGAAAGTGCCGTCTCAGTTACTTTTAGCTGCATTGCGGATCATGATTGATCTTGCAAAGAAATGCAACTACACTGATGATGATATCAAGATTATGGAAACCATGGCCGGTGATTTGGCCTTCCCACTTATTGCGTTTAATGGAGATTTGATTGGTCTCATGGAGGGATCCCACATCAGTGGAAATTCTCTCACTTCTGTCCTTAATGGGATTGTAGGTTCATTGAACTTGCGATGCGTGTTCTTTACGCAATACCCACCAGATAAAAATGGAAAGAGGTTAAAATTTCGAGACCATGTCAAGATTATGACATATGGCGATGATAATATCGGCACTGCTGACAGTAAAGTAGTGCCAAAATTTACGATTAAGAATATTTCGAAAATGCTCGAAGAACATGGTCAAACTTATACCATGCCGGACAAAACATCTGAACTAACTGATTACTTAGATCCGGAAGAATTCGAATTTCTTAAAAGAAAAACTGTATTTTGCCCTAAACGCGGTGTGCATGTTGGAGCTTTGGTAGATAAATCCATTTTCAAAACTTTGCACTGTTTTATGCGTGGCAAATCGTGCCCCCATACGGAAGAGATGGCGTGCGCTATGAATATTGATACTGCTCT